CGCCAGATCAACCAAATAGCATCTTTCAAACCTTCTGCTGAATTTTTAACGGTGTTGTCTTGAATAATTTGATTGGGGCTCAAGGCCAAGTTCAGTTTAGCTCCTGAATTTCCTGCATCCATGATTTCTGGATTGAATACGTCTTGTGGCGAAGTCATACCAACCATGGCCATTTGGTCATTCTGCATACGGTTCAAGGTATTGTCCATAAAGGTTGGATTACCCTGTGGAGTAGGCATTGGATAGATATCTTTGGCAGGATCAAATTTTGAATCCAAGATAAAAATAGCGGCTTCGCCATCTTGCATTTCTTCAAAGTCTACACGATCTGGTTTGACACCAATTCTAGGAGTTGATTGTAACAAGCCCATCAACAATTCTGCACGATAACCTGATGTCATATACTCTTGCATGGGTGTAACTGATTCAGCAATACTCATACCATAGAAGTTTTGTGGTAGTGGTTTTGGTACCATGTTGGCCACAGGAATAAATTCTACTTCACGTGCTGAAATAACATATTGTCCTGAATAGATCAGTTCAACCAGTTCTAATTCTCCGTCTCCGTCAATATCGTATCTGTTCCAGACGGTAAGGACGGTGACTTGACGTGCTTCTGGTTCCTGTGCCGCATAACCTTGAGCAGGGAGACCGTTGATAGGTACACTATCGCGAGCATGAATGGCCAGATTATTAAGAAGAGACCCAGCTTGGTAACTTCCCACATTACTATATTCAGCATATATCTTAAACTCCTCCAGATCAATGTCTGGATATAATTCAGTTGCTTCTTGAATACTCATGGGTTTGTAGAAACCGCAGAATGGTTGTTCTTGTATTTCAATAACGGTTGGGTCACACATCCAATAGTGTTGTGCTATTGGGCGGAACTTGACATTAATGGTATAACCAGTCAACTTGTATTCAGCTTCATAAATGGTATTACGAGCTATTGCTTCATCCAGTGCATCTTCGCCTTCTTGTAATTGTACGTTGTTTTCGTCCGCAAAGTCTTCCAAAGGATTTTGTGCTGTATCGCCACGGGCAATAGCACGACTACGCTCAATGCGTTGATTAATCATTTGTTCAGCTTGGTCTTGATCAGCAGCCTGTAAAAATTGTTGTGTTTCAGCAACAACTTGTGCCATGTTGACTGATCGTTTGCGACGGCTGTTACGACGTGCGGTGAGGCCTGCTTCTTCTGCCTGTTGTTCAAAGGCTTTTAATTGGTCCAATGTACCAGATGTTGTTACGTAACGTGTAACCTGCTCGCGCATAGGAGCAATTAGCATTTCACCATTCTTGTGCAGGCAAGCATCCATTACCCAGTGTTGCAGGATAAAATGTGGATCGTTGTTTTGATTGATTAGTTTGTGTACCATGTTGGTAGCTTGACGTGCGGCGTCTTGATCTGCTTCATTGTCTGGTACAAACTCAAAATTGATTTCGCCATTTTGTGCCATGCCCTTGACGATTACGGAGGTTGCATAGTCTACCGCAGGTTTTACCACAGGGTGTATATAATCAATGCCGTTTACAGGCTCTGTTGACTGAGTCATGGCCAAGACCAAGTAATGATAATCACTGGTACGATTGATATTGTTTTTTGTAGCCAACAAACGCAGGTTAGCAGCACATTTTTGGTCCAGCAAACTCTTCATTTTGATAAAGCGTGCCATGGGACCAGAGTTTGTGTTTAAATTACTAACTACGACGTTTTTTAGGTCTAACATTATAGAATACCTTAAGTTATTTTATTATTTATTGTCTATTCATCTGCGCTATAAACACGCTTCCAAGCAGGACGTTCTGCAAGAGCCTGTTGTGCTTTGCGCATTTTCATTTGATGTGCGGCATCTCTAAAACGCTGACTGGGACTGCGGCTATCCCACGGCTCAGCCCAACCATTTAGGCATCCAAGTAAGGCATAGCGAGCAGAATCAATACAATCATCTGGATCACTAAAGCGTCCTTTGTCATCTACATAATAGTTTTGTGCTTCACGCAAAAATTCAACACAATTTTCATTTACATGGAATGTGCCCAACTCCAACATCTGTCGCATCATGTTAATACCAAAGGCCTTGTGATTGGTCACACGTCCTTCTGCATCTGGTGGATTGTGTACAGCTTCAGGGTACACATTTAATTCATATTGTTCAAACAACTGACGTATACTTAGAGCACTCATGGTATAACGTCCAATGGTACCTGCGTCTGGTGGTAACACAATAGGCGTGCCAAATACTTCTGGACGCATTAGGTGTTGTATATAATTTACAGGATTGGCTTCTTCTGTGCCTTTGACCACTATCTGGCGATCCAACCAGGCTTCTTGACCGTTGGGATCCCAATACATAAGTGTCAAAACCGTTTTATCATTGACCAAGCCCAGGTCAAGAGCAATAATGCGATATAGACCCATGACATTACGAAAATCATATGTACCCATTTTATAGGTGGGCCATGTACGTATTTGGAATACTGCACCTTTACCCATAACAGGAACACCATTACGGCGAGCATCACGCTCGTGTGGAAGATAATCACGTTCAAGTTGTAGTCTTGTCTCCTGTAGTAAGAATGGTTCACCCCAGGGATCATATTCTGGCACATCATCCCACGACACACGTATATGTTCATAGCCCTCTTCGTGATGCCAGAACTTTGATACTAATCCGTTGAGTCCTTTGAGTGGGGTAAACGAACACAATACTTGTCCTTGTGTAGTAGCAGTTCGCGTAACAATCTCACTGAAAAAGTCATCTGGCGGTTGCTCATCAAAAACGGCCAGGTTGAGTTTGAAACCCTGCATTTGTCTAACTTCCTGTGTATAGTTAGCAAACAGCAGGTAACTTTTACTGCCAGATACGTGACGTACCTCAACGCCAATACAATTAGCGCCATCACTTCGCATAGTTTCTGTAACAATACACGCACGGGGTATAGCACCTGTGCCAATATGGTCTCTGATCTTGACATCGTTGGTTCCTAATAGTTCATTTTGTAATACCAAGGCCACCTGACTCCAACCTTCACCTGCAACCATTACGTTTACAGGTTTGTTGTATCTGCGGCCAGGCCACCAGTCTGGATAAAGTCCAGTAAGATGCATGGCAGTTTCATAACAGGTTGATACCGTTTTGCCAATACGATTGGCCGCCAGGATACCACGGCGATCGCTGTTGTGTGTTGCAAAAAAGCGAAGTTGATGTTGAAAAGGCCTAAAATATTTAAGCTGATTGAATTCCATATCATCACGCACAGCGATCGCCAGGTCCTGAAATTTGGCCTGTACATCTGCAGGGTAAGTATGTATCTGTGTAGGATTGACCTGGTGCTGTTCACACACATAACGTATGGCACGACGCATCAATACCGCTGGATCTAACATTACAATCCTTTTAGGATGTCATTTAGTTTATGAGCACAGGTTGCAAGGTCTGCCAGTTCAGCCGCTGACAAGCGCCAGGTATCAGGATCTGCTGCCAACATGCCATCACGCTTGTCCAAACCCAACTGCAGGCGTTCCATGGTCAGGCGCAGGCAATGTTGCACCTGGCCTGGATACTTTAACATAAATGCATCACGATGTACAGCATTGACCTTTTGCAGGATACGAGTGTCTTGCGTCTGACGTAGGGCCAGATCTTGACGGCTTGTTGTCGTTGACTTGGTGTCATGACCACTCCCATCTACCATTATAGGCCCCATGGATTGTCAAGCGCCTGTGCAGCATCGCCACCAATCACAAAGTCACGATCAATCCAGGTTTCCCATTGTGTCTTGTTGCCCACTTTCATTTTGCTCATGAAGTTTTTCAATCTTGTGCCAATTGGGGTAATGCGTCCCGTGGCATACTGAATAATCTGTTCGCCTTGGCGTGGATCAACCCATACGTATTTTTCTGGCACGTCTTTGCCATACTTGTTGACACGCTGGCCTATGGCACGTTGAGCAATGGGACCCATGATTTCATAAGTGATAGTGGTGTCCATGTACTTGCGGAACATGACATGGCACTTTTGTCCAGCTGCGGCCCATTCTTTGTCAGGATGTGGAAATATGTTGCATTGGAATTGCGTCACAGGAATCTGTCCACGTATTTCTTCAGGTTGCGGTGGAGTTGGCTTAAGAGGTTCTAGAGGTACAATATCATTCTTGTCCACATAGGGATTTTCATCGCCCAGCACAGCGGCAGGTGGCATTTTGCCATTCAAGGTGTCCAAGGCAATTTGATACTTGACCTTGTTTGAGCGTCCTTTGAGATTTAACACTACACCTGTTTGATCAAATACAAACTTTTGTAGTTCGCCTGCTGTGGGAAAATCACTCATGAGACCTTCTAAGTCAAAGCCTAGGTCTTGAAGTTCTTGTTTGTCTGCTGCGAATGCAGGCTGGAGAGGTTGTGTTTCACGTTTCATTTCAGTTCCTTAAAATTAAATATGTGGCTGTTAGGTACAGCCACTGGACCTTTACTACGGATTAATCCGTGTACTTGTTCTTGCGTGCTGCAAAACGACGTA